CCAATGCCGACCATGAGGCATGGGCCAAGTTCAAACGTCGCCTTGAAACCATGAAGCCCGGCACTTGGCTGCGAATGGAGTGGGTAAAGCCGCGCAACGGCAAGCACCACCGCAAGCTCTTTGCCTTGCTCACGCTGGTGGCCGAAAACTCTGAGACCTACGACACCACGGCCAAGGCTTTGGTGGCCATTAAGTTGGTCACTGGTCATTACGAGCCATTCATTGACCCCAAGACTGGGGAGTTGATGCAGTTGCCCAAGTCAATCGCCTATGACGCGATGGACCAAGACGAGTTTGACGATTTTTACTCTGCCGCCATTGACGGTGTGTTGCGCTACATCCTGCCGCACATCGACCAAGTGCAGGCCGACCGCCTTATTGAAATGATTATTCAGGGGTGGGCATGAAGGGAAGAACGCCAAACAAAGCTGAAAAGCAATTTCACAACGCCATCGCATCGTTGGGCTGCATCGCCTGCCGCGCTGACGGCATCTTCACCGAGCTGGTGAGCATTCACCACATTGATGGCCGGACCAAGCCAGACGCGCACATGAAGGTGCTGCCGCTTTGCGCTGGCCACCACCAAGACAACACGGGAGCGCCGGGCCTCATTGCCGTGCACCCGTGGAAAAAGCGCTTCGAAAACCGCTATGGCACTCAGCTTGAGTTGTTGGCCAAGTGCTTGGAGCTGGTCGAGGTGGAGCAATGAAGCGAATGCTCGACATGGAAGATTTCCCAATGGGCACCCGTGTGACCACCCCAAGTGGCCGCACTGGCGTCGTGACCAAGCACCGTGGTTCCGAAAGCAAGTTTGACCACTTTCAACGCATCACCGTGCTGTTGGACGGAAAGCGCAAAAACGATTACGTCACCTTGCAGCCGCACCTACTTACCAAAAATCCGCCCGAAGACAAGGGCGAACCAAGAATTGAAGCATGAACGTCACTTTGCCATTCCCCCCCAAAGAGTTGAACCCCAACAACAAGTCGCACTGGGCAGTGCTAGCACGCGTGAAGAAGAAGTACCGCGAATTGTGCTGGGTGCTGGCGCTGAAATCGGGCCTCACGCCGGAAGCCATCCAAGGTTGGGAGAGTGCCAGCGTGCACCTTGACTTCTACGCACCAGACCGCCGCCACCGTGACGACGACAACATGCTCGCCGCCATGAAGTCCGGGATTGATGGCATTGCCGACGCGCTGGGGATGGACGACAACAAATTCAAGGTGACTTTCGACGTGTCAGACGACATCGGCGGCATGGTCAAAGTCACCGTCACAAAGAGGGACTGAGAACATGGACAACAACTTTAAGTCGGGCAACAACCGGGTGCCAATGGCACGCCCAACCAACACCGACATTTTTTTTGGTACCTACGACGGCAAGGAAATGCGCCCCTACGATGGCCGACCCGGTGCCAACGATGCGCTCGCGCTGCCAAGCCGAATTGGCAACACGCTGCATTACCGTGATGGTATCGAGGTGCAAGCATGAAAGTCACCGCAGAGCAATGCGTCATGGCGCTCAAACGCCGCAACCTGAACACCACCGCCCGCGTATTGGCTGACTACATGGGGAACACAGACAGCCGAGCCGTGGCCACCGCCTTGCGCAATCCCGTGAAAGATTGCCGGGTGAAGATTTGTTTTTCTGGTGGATTGACGTACTACCGTTTTGTGCGACTGAAAGCGAAGGTGGCCGCATGAAGAAGCGCCAACGCCCGGTCAAGCTGCACCCATTCATCAAGCAGGCCATTCGTGCCAAGTGGCGGTCCGAAACCGTCAAGGCTGACATTCACACGTTCATTGGTGAGGACAAAGACAAGCTGATGGCCTACGCGTCAGTGCTCTTTTTCGTCGCTGGTGGTTGCGCCATGTGGTTGGAATGGACGGGTGACGAGCCTGACTTTCGAATCCTGCGCGGCTCAGTGAATGCACTGGACGACATGAAGGCCCGCAATGGCATCACCCAAGACGACCGTGGTTCACTCCACGCGGGAATGCTCGCCGCCTCACGAATCCTTGAAATCACGCCAGAGGAAGTGGTCAACGACGCCGCGCTCATGTATGCCGAGCACAGCCGTGGCTATGAGGTGATGGCCAAACGACTATGACCAAGCTCAAAGCTAGACAACAAGCCTTCGTGGACGAGTATCTGAAAGACCTCAACGCCACACAAGCGGCCATCCGTGCCGGGTATTCGCCCAAGACTGCCGGGCAAATGGGTGACGAAAACCTGAAAAAACCACAAATCAAGGCAGCAATCGACGAAGCGATGGCAAAACGGGCAGAGCGCACGGAAATTGACCAAGACTATGTGCTCAAGACCATCAAAGACACCATTGAGCGCTGCGCCCAAGCCGTGCCCGTAGTGGATGGCAAAGGCTTGCCCGTGTATGTGAAGACGCCAGACGGGGAAATCAGCCCGGCCTACCGCTTTGACGCTCAATCAGTGCTCAAGGGTGCCGAGTTGCTGGGTAAGCACTTAGGCATCTTCATTGAGAAACGTGAGCTGACGGGCAAGGACGGCAAGGATTTGATGCCAGAAGCGCCCAAGGGTGTGCTCATTGTGCCCGGCGTGATGAATGAAGCCGACTGGGAGAAGATGATGGCCAAGCGAAAGGGCAGCGCGTGAGCACTGTGACCGAATGGCAGCCACTGCCCGGCGCTCAATTCCAATTCTTGACTTGCCCGGTTTACGAGGCATTGATGCACGGCACCCGTGGCGGTGGCAAGACGGACACGCTCTTGATGTCATTCGCCCAGCATTGCGGCAAAGGCTTTGGCCAGCACTGGCGTGGCGTGCTCTTTCGCTTGACCTACCCACAACTGGCCGACGTGGTGGCCAAGTCGCGCCGCTGGTTCTCGCAGTTTTTCCCCGAAGCCAAGTTCAACAAAGCCGATTACTACTGGGAGTGGCCAACGGGTGAAATGCTGTTCTTTCGGTATGGCGCGAGCGAAGACGACTATTGGAACTATCACGGCCACGAATACCCGTGGCTTGGCTTTGAGGAATTGACCAACTGGCGCGACCTGAGCTTCTACGAGGCGATGCAATCGACCTGCCGTTCGAGCTATCCGGGAATGCCGCGCATGGTCCGTGGCACCTGCAACCCATTTGGTAAGGGCCACGGCTCAGTTAAAGAGCGCTTTCAGCTTGGCAGCGACGGCACGCCATCGGGCACGGTGCTGCGCTTGGATGGTGAGAAACCCCGCGTGGCCATCCGCTCGACCATCTACGAGAACAAAGTTCTCCTAGCCAATGACCCCGATTACTTGGCCACGCTCGAAGCGCTCAAAGACCCAAACCGCCGCAAGGCATGGCTCGAAGGTGACTGGGACATCCATGTGGGCAGCTTCTTGGAAGGCGTTTGGGACGCCAAGCGCCATATCGTCGAGCCTTTCCCCATTCCATCGACGTGGAAGGTATGGAAGGCAATGGACTGGGGTTATGCCCGGCCATATTGCGTGTTGTGGTTTGCGCTCGACCCGGACGGTGTGCACTACATCTGGCGCGAGTTGTACGGCATTGGCGAGAAACCCAACGAGGGCAGCCGCGAAGACGCCGCCAAGGTGGCCCGCAAGGTTCGCAACATCGAGGAACGTGACGAGCGCTTGGGCTATGAGTACCGCTTGAACCTTGCCGACCCGGCCATTTTCTCCAAGATTGGCGCTGACCGCTCGATTGGTCAGATATTCCGCGAGGGTGGCGTGAAGTGGCAAGAGGCATGGAACGCCAAAGGCTCACGCGTGAACGGTGCGCAAGAGGTGATTCGCTTGCTGGCCGAAGACAAGCTCAAGGTGTTCTCAACCTGCAAGCACTGGCTGCGCACCATCCCCAGCATTCCCCCAAGTGACGACAACCCGGAAGACGTTGACACCGACGTGGAAGACCACGCATGGGACACAACACGCTATGGCGTGATGCGCCGACGCCGCAACCCGGACGAACAAATATCCGCCGATAGCGACGATTCGACTTACAAACATGAAGACGGCACCTATCAACTGGAAGTGTGACTATGAACAACGACAAGACCCAAACCCCAACCGAAGGCAATGCCGACGGCTACCGCGAAACGCCACCCGTTGACGAGTTGGCCAAGAAGTGGAACCAACGAATCAGCAATGGACGCACGCATTGGGACGCATTCCACAAACGCGTGCGCCACAACCGCAAGGTCGTCGCTGGTTTTGACTGGAAGGCAGACCCTGCGAGTAAAGAGTTTTACAAGCACCGCGCCAACTTGATTCACGGCACCATCACCGCAGTGATGCCAAGCATCTATGCACGCAACCCTGAAATCAGCGCTGCGCCGCTCTACAAGTCCGAAAACCTCAAGCTGTTTTGCAACACCATTCAAACGGTGACAAACCGTTGCTTGGAGAAAGCCAACCTCAAGACACGCGCCAAGGCTACGGTGCGCTCTGCGCTGACTTCGAGCTTTGGCATTGTGAAGGTGATGTACCAACGGGACTTGCAAAAAGACCCCATCATCCAATCGCGCATCAACGACACCCAAGACAACATTGCCACCATCGAGCGCTTACTCGCTGACATCCAAGACCCAGACCAACGCAGTGAGCAAGAGACCAAGCGGGCAGAGCTGAAACAGCTTTTGGCGTCATTGGAAGAAAACGTCGAGGTGGTTGCCGCCGAAGGCTTGGTGATTGACCGCGTGTTGACTGATAACTTGCTGATTGACCCCAGCGTGTGCGAGTTTGCGGACTACATTGACGCTGGCTGGATGGCGCAAATCATCCCAATGAAGAAGTCCGAAGCCGAGGCCACCTACAAGCTCAAGCTGAACAACGCCAAGGCGTACCAGTCCAATGAGCAAATGGCCAAGAACGACAAGCGCCTTGCCAGTGGTACCCAAGCGCTTGAAGAAGACAAGCAAATCGCCATCATTGAGATTTGGGACAAGACAACCAACCGCGTTTTCACAATGGCCGAAGGCTGCGACTACTGGTTGCGCGAACCGTTCTCACCCGCCAAGGTAGGCGAACGCTGGTACCCGTTCTTTTTGCTGCCATACCAAGAAGTCGATGGCCAGTTCGTTGCCCCCAGCTTGGTAGACCTTACCGAGAAGCTGCAAGAAGAACACAACAAGCCCCGCGACAAGTTCAACGACCACCGCGATCTGGTGAAGCCCGGCTGGGTTGCAAGTGGCGACATCAACGAAAAATCAATCAAGCGCTACACAGACAGTGAGTTGGGCGAAATCACCCTGATTGACACCGAAGGCAAGCCACTTGGCCAAATGATTCAGCCCAAGCAGCACCCACCGATTGACCCCGT